AACAGCTGCTCCGAATGCAACAAATCCTGCTGCACCTGCCGATAATGTCGGAGCCACCATTTTTGCCACGATCAGAAGTCCTGCGATTGCAGCTACCATTCCAACTAAAACAGCAACAGCCAATGGTCCCGATTCCGCCACAGCTTTCGCTCCTTGAGCAAGCAAAAAGAAACCACCGCTAATCAGAGCAACTCCTGCACCAAGCATCATAAATGCTTTGGCAGATTCCATAGTGCTTTTCATGCTTTCCCTACTCGACACTCCAACTTCTCTCTGTCCCTTGGAAATTCCAAGCAATTTTCCGGCAATCGCACTAATCCCTGCGCCGGCAAGACCTGCAATCGCACTGGTGAATGCACCTACAAACGGGGCAACACTTTTTGCAATCTTAAAGCCTTTATATGCAACAACAAGTTTGGGAATCTGAGGAATCACTTTCGCAATAACCTCGGAATGCTCCTCTAAAAATCCAGCAAATGTTTGTAAGGCTCCGCTTGCGGAATCCATTACACCGGCGAAAGAACTAATGCTTTCCGTGGATCCAAACGCACCGGTGATCTTTCCGAGATCTTCGCCGATTGCGGAAAAAGCATCTCCAAAAGCGGTCTTTACTTCCAATGCTTCTGTTTTTAAAACATTCCAGTACCCACTTGCTTTATCGAGAAATCCAGTTAATTTTCCTGCGATTGCATCTCCATCAAGATCTCCAATTTTATTAATTATCCCGTCCAAAGATTTAATTGCTCGACCGGATAAAACATCAAATGACGGTGCCAGCTTATTACTTACTGTTTCGGTCAGACCATCCATTGCCTGATCTACAGTCTTATACTCTGTAGCAAGCTTCGTAAATGCGTCATTTGTGCCGACTTTTGCGATAGCATCAAAGAAATCTTCTGTCGCAATTTTTCCGTCCTGCACATTCTGCACCAGCTCCGTGGTAGTCATGCCCATTTCTTTTGCGACTGCCGATATACCAGCCGGAGTCTGTTCGATCATAAGTTTAAAGTCTGCCCAAGCAACTGTTGGTTTCGCTGCCATCTGTGTAGCTTGCTGGCTTAAAGTTTTCATTGCCTGTTTTGGATTCTCAGCTGCCGCCGCAAGCCCTCCGAATCCCTTTACAAGCTTGTTCGTGCTTTTAATACCTACTGCACTCAGCTGAGCGTAAGTACTCGCCATATCAGATGCGCTGTAAATAGTATCTTCTGCAAACTCTTGCAATTCCTTTTTTACAGATGCAATCTCGTCAGCGCCTTTGCCAACCATCGACATGTTTCCGTTAAATGTTTTCCATGCAGCACTGGAAGAATTTAATTCCGACACCATACCGCCAATACTGGATGTGACAGCACCAAATGCCTTTTGTCCAATTCCGGCCATGATTCCAAATCCGATTCCACTTGTGAGCGTGCTTTTTAAATTGCTTACGGTACCCATTGCAGATTTGAAAGCAGACGTAAATCCTCTATCCTGCGCAGATAATATTGCCTTTACGGAAAAACTTTCTGCCATGCCATCACTCTCCTTTCATCATTCTGCCGATTATGTCCAATCTTTCATTTTTTTGCTTTCGGTTCCTCACACGATCTACTTCTTTTTCGTAATCAAAAAACTTTCTGAATCTCTGATAAACTGGTTTAGTCTTATTCTTTCCGACCTTTTTCTCTGCTTTCACAGCAAAATTCAGGAATGCTTGCAGATGATTTCGATAGTCCTTATCTACTTCTCTTAGCTGCACAGCCTCCATGAGCAAGGTGTATTCTGGAATTGTCAACCTATCCACTTCTTCAAAGCTCTTAAAGCCAAGATATCGGAAACAATTCAACGCCACCTCTCTGTAGGATTCTTCAAAATCTACATCATCAGCTCTCTCTTCTTCGCTTCTTCCTCTTCCATTCTCTGTTTCTCTTTCTCCACAGCGTCCACGATCTCGTCCGTAGCTTTTTTCGTAGCATTGGCACTCTTCAAGAAACCCATTACTGTTTCTGTAAGTTCATCAATATCTGTGTCCTCATCGTCGATATACTCATCTAAAAGGCCTCTTGTCACTCTCGGATTCTGCCCTTTATTCGCAACATCAAGAATGTTTACCAGCGCATCCGGATCACCATTCACTAAGTTCATAAGCGCATATCGGAATCCTACGTCTTTTTTTACTCCCGGCAATCCATCCACAGGCATATTCGTCTGCTTGTTGATCTCTCTTAAAAATCCCATTCCGAATTTAAACTGGTACACCTGTCCGTTAATTGTTAATTCCATCATATTTTTTACCTCCATTAAAAGAGAGCGGTCTCGCCGCCCTCTATGTACATGATCTATTCTTTTCCTACTTTTGCCTTTCCTACTTTACCTCTGCCGATTAAGGCTACATCGTCAGAGGGCATTATTCCCCCTCTTTCACGCTGTCCTTAAACACATAAGCTGCTACTTCCTGCTGCTGTGCAGTTACAGTAACATCCCCTCGTTTTCCAGAGCCGTTAACACCAAAAGTAAGAGACACCTCTACATTTTCATCTGCCGAGGATATGATCTCAAATTCCGTGAGATATCCCTGGAAATACATGCCCTTAAACTTATTCGGACCAGGTTCTGCCGGATCCTCAAGGTTTGCTTCCCAGATTTCAAGCAACTCATCCGAATCCATCGCGTCCTCTAACTCGGAGATTAACTTATCTTTCTTCGCAAGGATAGCAGTGGCCGTGATTTCTGTTTCCGCAGCCCCAGGTGTACGAATCGTTCCATCCTTCGTTGCTGTAGAGTCTGCATCCTTGCTTTTTGTTCTTCCATTTTCTGTCGTAAACGCAAGATTTTTCGCAGCCTCTTCTTTGGCTTTTCCTGCAAGTCGGTACAAATAGACAATTTTCTTGCCAGATACCGCCTCTGCAAATAACTGTAAACCTGTCTTAAACATGCTTTTTCTCCTCTCTAACTAAAACTAAATTCTATTTCCAGCAACCCGTGTAAAAGAGGCTGCTTTGTTGTTGCATCCGGAAGAATCCTCTGATTTACATTCCGGACATCCCATGCAAAATTTTCGGTATGATCCAGTTTTCTGCATGTGGTTTTGATCGCCAACAGCATTTTTGATACCGTTCCTCTCTGTCTTGGATTGTTGTGCCAAACATGGATTGTCTGATGGACACTGCCAAACACAGCGGTCTTATTCGCATCATCGATCAATTGGCTGTCTGCGAGATAAACAAAAGGATACGGCGTACCATCCGGCGGTAAGAAGCCGTCATATACGTCATATCCTGATTTTTTTATCTCTGTAAGTAATTTTGTAAATAATTCTTGCTGTGGATCCATATCTCACCTCACAAGCTTTTGCAAATCTTTTTCAAACTGTTTCTTTTGCTCCTCAAATGCGGGTTTTAAATAGGGTTGGGCTTCCATGAATCGGGTTCCGAGTTCTACATAAGGCGCATACTCAGCTGTTGGTTCGACAGTGGCGGTCATCCCACCATCAGAGATGTCAATACCGATACTTCTTTTCAGTGTTCCAGTATCGACTGGAGCATTCCTCTGCGCTTTCTTTTGCATATCTGCCCCGTTTTTCCGTACAACTGTCTGCACAGCACTCATATCCATCCGCTTCTTCAAACCTTTATTCAGCTTTGCGATTCCTTCGATTTTTAACGTAGCCATCACTGCACCTCCGATACTACAAACACATGCTTTGTTCGCAGTTTCCGCTCAAAATCCACTCTGTATAAGGCGTTGCCTATTCGGATACGGTCAAACGGCTTTTTGTAATGCATCTGTAACCGCACCGTCTTGCTTCCCTGCTTTATGGATCCGTATACAAGGTTCATCGTATCCGTGCCGGTATCCGTCACACTGGCATGTCTTTTCTCTTCCCGTACAGTATCTTCTTTGTAGTCACCAGTAGCTTTGTCATACTCCCCAGGTGTGATCGACTGGAAGAAAACTTCTGTATCACATCTCAAATAAATCTCACCCTTCCTCGTTTTGATTCTTTTTGTGAGTCAAGAAAAGCCTGTATTTCATCCATAAATCCATCAAAATCATTGTCGTTGTAAGACATGCTTTCGCCCTCAACATTGTGTGATGACATACCCTCGGAACCCAACCGATTGAACCGGATCACTGCCACTTCCACGACAATGTGATTCATTTCCTCCGGTACTTCAATTCCTCCGAGCAGGAGCTTTAGGCGCCCTTGCACAGATCTGAGTATCAACTCCAGTTTCTGATCAAGAGAATCATCTTCGATTCCAAGAAGTTTTTTTAAATCATCCAGCATTCAATTTCAACTCCTTACGAATTCGCCATGATACCCTGTTTTTTCATTTCAGCAAGAATTGCATTGATTTTATTTTTTAAATCAGTCCCTGTTTCTGTGGACAAATCTGCAATCAAAGCCATCTGTTTTACGCCACCAAGCGTTGTTTTATTCGCCGCCGGAAGAGTGTAGCTTGGTCCCGCAGGTCCCTGTGCGCCTGGATCGCCTTTTTCTCCTTTCGGTCCTGCTACTCCTGGATCGCCTTTTTCTCCTTTTGCTCCTGCTGGTCCTGCCGGTCCCACTGCTCCTGCTGGTCCTGCCGGTCCAACCTGCTCATTCTTCACGCCCTGCTCTAACTTATTCAGTTTCTCTGCTGTAATAACGTCATCATTATTCCATGTCGTTGGTGTATATGCCATAACTCATACCTCCTATTTTGCTTTACCTACTTTTGCCTTTCCGACTTTCCCCCTGCCTACCAAGGCGAGGTCT